CTAAATGTCAAGTGAAAATTTTCAATAGACGAAAAAAAGAGTACAATAACGGTTAGTTATTGTACTCTTTTCCAGGTTAAAAACCCTACCTATCAGTGCTTCTTGGACTTTTGTTTCTGTTGCTCCATATAATATCTCATATACTCATTTTCGATAGTAGATACTAAGGACATTACTTCCCTAACATTTTCTACTTCGTAAACTCGGAACAAGTCGAACATCCCCGCTTTGTTCTTACCCATAAATGTCCCAGACATACCCTCCCAAATATCCTGCAAGGATTGGTATATCTGCCAGGCCTCTTGAGCCTCAACTAGTAAATCTTCGAATCTTGGGGGTATCTCCTCTGGCTTAGGCTCTTCTCCTAGTTGCTCCATCATCATGAAGTACTGTTCCGCAGTCATCCCTGATTGTAAAGACTTAATAAAGAAGATTAAGCTTTCTTGAGCTTCTTCTAGTTGTTGTTGGTAAAATTTGACAAGTCGCCCACCATTTCTGATACCCACGTGTCAAACTCATTAGAGTTCTTCATCATTACTAAAGCGTTCTCATCTGAGTACTCTAACTCAGCGCCAAGGTCTTCAACGCCTTCAAGGTCTACTAAAATAAAGTCTGTTAAAAACTTATATTTTAAACCTTTCCAGCCTTTTACTACGCCTTGAACGTAACTCTTCAAGAACAACTCTTCATCCATTTCTTCCTTTGGTTGACGAGTCTTTCTATCAAACTTAGTTGTAGTTGCTTTTTTACGGATTTTTAATAACTCTTCTCTTGAAAGAAAGGCTAACTTTACGCTGAAGCCCTCATATCCAGGATAATCGAAATCAACGGTCTTACTTGGGGTTAATAAACTAGATAAATTCGGTCCAGCCATATTATTCTCTCCTTACATACACAATTCTGGTCGTATACTTACGTTGTGCTTTGTAAAATACTCTACTGAAAGAGCACTTTAAAAAGCACCCCACCGAAGTGGGGTACTTAACTACTTATACAGTAGCTTTATACGTAAGACCCATTACATCAGTCGCTAACATTGTGCTGCCTTCCGCAACAAAATTGATAGTAGTAGCTACTACATCTGCAACATCAATAGAAGGTACTTCTAACTGAGCCTGAGCAAATTCAAACTCTACCATAGGAGCAGTTGTACCGCCCATATTCATAGTTAATTTGTATTTGTTATCAGTGTTAGTTGTAGCTGCTAGTAAGTCTTTGATTAGCTTAGCTGAATCATAACCTTTAGCATCCGTAGAACCATCATAATCTGTACCGGTACCACCAGCACGTAAGTAACAATTCATAGATCCTGAAATACTACGTGTACCTGTGAAACCTCCGATTGGCGTATTTACCACACCTAACTCGTCTGGAGTCAAGTACGTTACACCATTATCGATACTGATAGAACCACCTGTTAATACTAACTTGTAGAAATCATCATTTAAAACTCCACCATTCTTATCTTGTAGCGTTACAGTTGATAACTTATTACGGATAAACTCAGGGGCAAAAGTCTTCTGAGTTGTAGCGTCTGCTGCAGCTCCAATACCATGTCCAGTCGGTAGAGCTGTTCCATCACCTGTAGTAGGCATAAACTTAGTGCCTGACTTAAGAGGAGTATCATTCAGCGTTACTTCATCAAGAGTTTCGCCTTGCCCACTCCATGCGATTTGTGCAATTCCATCAATACTAAAATCGATTTCTGCTGAATTAACTAAAGCCTTATTGATTCTGTAGTAAGTTTTGTCTGTACCACCGTCTGAAAGTTCGAAGTAAATGTATAAAGGTAGTAAAACGTCCTTATCAGATAAAGAACAGTCACCTGTCATACCTGTGGCTGTTGCACCTTCACTCATTACTCCGAAAGGGGTCCAAGCATTATTAGTAGGAGTACCTACTGTAGCACCTGCTGTTAGTAAAGCTTCCCACATCAACTTCTCTACCGCACTTGAGTACGAAACGGGAGTTGTTCCAGCTGTACGCTTGTATGGGCGAATGTATGTTGTGAAAGACCAGTCTGCCGGATTTCTAGCTGTGTTGTAAGATTTCTTACCACGCTTAGAATTTGCACCTGCTTCACTTAAGCTAATTTCTGCTGTAGCAGTAGTTTGAGTAAATGAAAACCCATCTAATACGTTTAATTCGTATGTATTAGCGTGCTTCATATTCGCCGGTACGTTTTCTGTACTGATGAATACTCTACTGTTACGGATCAGATTAATATGACTATCTGCCATTATTTCTCTCCTTTAAAAAAATTTATATTTCGTATTGGGCTTGTAATTGGAACTCGCCGACACCTATTGGTGCTAAAAGTCCTTCATCGGTAGTGATAGATATAATTCTTAAATCCGCCACTTTCTGGTCCGCCGAATACGCTAAATCAGAGTTTTCCTCTATCTTCTTCTCAACCTCAAACAGTATCCCTTCCAAGGCTTCGACGGGGTCTTCCTCTTGAACGTAGATTCTAACTGTTATAGTTAAGTACCCCCACTTAAAAGCGCCGGGTAAATATTCTCTAGTCTCATTTCCTGCTGTAATCCCTACAAAAGGGAAGTCTACAATTTCATCCCAAAATACTAACTTATCAGTTACATTTTGGTACAAGTCGCATACATATACATTAGGAACTTTGACTTCACAAGTATAAACAAAACTATCAAGATTCGTTAAGCCTGTGAAGCTAGACTCTATTGTAGTGCCACTTAGCTCTACCACTTGGTATCCTGTAGTAGCATCTACTCCCGCAGTTGCTGCAGGTATTGAGTCATAGTGTGTTAGAGAGTTAAATAATTTGTTAGCTCCAGTATCTAAGATAGAAACTGAAGAGCTTGCTCCAGTAGAGCTACTCTTAATTTCTATCTTACCAGAACTACCTAAAAACTTAACAGTACAGCCACCTATAAGAGACTCTAATTTTACAACTAGTGCATTATAGTTCACTGCGTCACTTCCAACTAAAGAGACGGGGTTAGCGACTCCGTCGATAGTAACAGTTGCAGTATAGGTTGTACTTGTGTTTAATCCTGTAGAATTAGTTTGTTTGGTTGAAGAAGGATTGAGTTCAATCCTCTGATAACCATTAGTAGGATCAGTACCATCTACAGCATTTTTTATTTTTACAAAGCCGCTTAAACTCGAAAACAACCTTCTTGAACCAGTGTCCCTTAAAGTTATCTTCGAGTCGCTACCACCGGTAGCATTTGTTATTCTTAGGTCATTGTTTCCATCAAGGCTTGCGGTAGCACCTTTCAATGACACATTGAATGCATCAATAAGATTGCCGAACGTTGGTACTGCTGAACCAGCTGTACTAAACTTTTGTGTTGCGGCTATCTCATTTAATTTTGTAACTAGTGATTTTACTATTTTTGACCTTGCAGACATCTTTACTCCATGTTACGGTAAAGATCTAATACTCTCTTAATATGAGGTGGAAAGTCTGTTGACTTAACATGCTCTACAGAAGTGTCTCCGATAGACTTTCTAGGAGTTTGCTCCTTTCTTAAATAGTATGTAATTAAATCGTATGTTGCTAGTTTTAAGTCTTTAGGCACATCAATAGAGTCGTATCCTCCACGGTACTTTACTCTAATGCCTTTGAATACGTTTGAAGGTAAGAAGTTCTTAACTCCATTGTAATCAGCTCTTATGCCATCTTCATCTAAGAAGTAGTCTGTATTTTTTACTAATACTGTGTAAGTTACTCCACCATCTTCAGAGTAAGCTACTTCAGTACCTGCGTACGCAGCGTCAATTGGCCACTCAACAGTGTATAATTTGTTAACATTTGTGGTATCGAAGTACTCTGTCTTAGTAACGCTGTACCAATCGCAGAAAGTACGCCCACAGTAGTTCTTAATCAAGTCACTAACGTGTCCTGTTAATACAGATAATTTAGAGTCATTTGTGCCAGACGTGATTCCTTGATAGTCTTTATATTCATCTGATGTTACTAGATCTGACATTCTTTCTCCATTATAGGTTATACTAATTATAACTAAGATTAATTACAATTAGTATAACCGGAGGCGCAAGGCCTCCGATTATATTAGCTAAATATTAAGAATATTTAAGTAACGCTACACCGTTAGCAGTAGTAGCAGAAGCTTGGTCTAAACCAATGAATCCAGTACGCATGCTTGATACGATGATTGACTTTTGCTCTTCAACAGAACGATCTGACTCAGTCATAAGACCACGTAGAGTTCCTGTTTTAAAGTAGCTAGTATTTACGATCACTGAGTGAGCTTTACCAGCGGCTGCAGCTTCAAACTTATCAGAAACGATAACTTTAGAACCAGAGATTGAACCAACATAACCTTTGATTTGCATCAATTGAGAATCAGTTACTTTATCAGCACTTGTAAATGTAGCATCATCAATTAGATCGTAGTACACTGTAGGTGATACAACGTAAACTAATTCACCAGGATTCTGACCATGTAAGCCCATAGCACGACGTGCAGCAGCAAAGTCAATGGCAGCAACCTTAGCTGTAGAAGCTTTAGGCGTCTTAGTAGCCGCTGTAGTTGCCCACGAAGCTAAACCACGAATTGGGTTAAACGTTCCACCAGCAACAGTAACACCAGTACCACGTAACAACGCAGTATCGATTGAGTTAGCAATACGTTGAGCCATATGACCACGAACGATTGGAAGAATTGGAAGCAATGCATCCTCATTCTCTTCATAACCGATGTATTCCTTAGTTACTAACTTATGAGCTGTTAGTGATATTTCATTAAGGTTAGTTGAAGCTTCAGAACCAGTTGATGCTGCGCCACGGTAAGAACCTGAATGAATCCACTCACCAACACCTGCACCAGGGTTAGTAGGGATACGCATAGTCTCAGTAGACATAGTGATGTTATCAAACATAGGAGCTACAACTAAAGATTGTTTAGCTACATCATATACGTTTGAATTGAACTCAGTTTCCCAATCTGCATCATCAACACCATGTTGACGGCCAGACTTAGTTACTAGGTTATCAAAGTACTTAGTACCCTTCATATCACGACGTAAGATTTTAGACAACAATACTGAATTCATCTTCTCTTCTGAAGTGATTGCATTAACCTCTTCTGGAGTAGCGAACTGCATCTTAGATACACGTAAAGCTTCTAACTCATCTTTGTTTTCTTTTAATTCAGCGTGTAAACCATCTAAAATATCTTTTAAAGATGCTTCTGAGTCCGCTGCACGTTTAGCAACTTCTGCTTCTAAACGTTCTACACCAGTTGAAATTACTTCAATGTGTGTTGCTTGTGCCTTTTGGGCAGCTTTAGTATCAGCTTCTTGCGTTGCTTTTACTTCAGCTTCGATTGCTACTTGCTCAGCAGTTGCTTTATCAGCAGCTGCTTTTTCCATAGCTTCCATTTTGAGTGTTAACTCTTCTAATTTATCCATTTTTAATTTCTCCTTAAGGATAGTTTCATTACTTGCTTCTGAAGATTCATCAACGATTGTTTCTGTTTCCTCAGCTTCAATGTACTCTTTTTTAAACTCTGCGTAGTCCTCATCACCTAAAGCTTTTGCAATGCTAAAAGTAGAGTCTTGATTTGCAGGTACTGATACTACCGAAATTTCAAGTAGTTCTAAATCTTTGATATAAAATACATCGTCTTCTCTGTCATAATCTGCGTCCTTGATGGAAAATCCAACGCTGAATGTCTTGAGAATACCGTCTTTAATCAAAGAGTATACGTCGCCAGCTGCAGAAGATATTTCTGCAACCACTTCCAAACCTTTATCAGTAATACTGTAATCTACAGTAGTACCAATTGGTTTAGAATGATTGTGATATGCTAATACAATCGGATTTTTTAAATAATTGTCCATTCCGCCCTTTAACCAAGCAGCTTGTTCAATTATATCTCCTGAACGATCTTTGACCGTCGTATTTGCATACCCCTTTATTTTTAAAACGTCGCCATCGCCAATTGATTTCTCAAAGGTTCCGACTAGGTTTAAAGTTTTATTAGTCATGCTAATCTCCAATTTATTTGAGAGGGCACTGATCCACTAACACTTATAATTATACCAGGGTTTTATAATTTTGTCAAGTGAAAGTTTCAATTCCTAATTCTAGAACTAAGATCTAGTACGCTTTTGTCATCTCCGCCCTCTGAGGGTTTTCCTCCTACGGCGGGGTTTGCTGAGGACCCTGCAATGTTTGCAGGAATCTGTCTTTCGTCTCCACCCTCTAGAGCTTCTAAACGTAATTTAGATCTAGCCTCGTTAGGGGTCATTATACCAGAGTTAACAAGGGTGGATAAATAAGAGGCTTGATCTTTTACTTCGGGTAGTAGCGCGCTAACTGTTTCAGTAATTGGTGTAATATTATACCCAAAATGTTTTCTCATTGCTGCTGAAAATTTCAGAACTAATGGGATAACTGAAGTTTGATACATCAATCTCATATTAGGTTTAATATTTGCGTTGTTTCCCCCATCTAAAAGAATTGGTGGAACTCCTAACGCTTTTAAGATTCTCTTTTCATGCTCTTGTACAGCATTTTCAAAGTCCAAGTCCTTAAATGTATTATCAACCATAGGTTTAATATCTAAGTCACCATCAAGAACTACAGGTCTACGACCTCCGTGTTCTGGATTATATTTTTGTGCCCAAGAATCCAAAAGTCGTTGTTTCATTTTGTTCGATAACACATTTGGGCTTTTTAGTATTAAGCCGGGAACTGCACCATTCTTAAAGAAGTTAGTTTGAAACTTTAACATCTTAGAAAGACGGTCAATAGATCCGTAAGCAGCCTCAAGTCTTGAAGTACCTCTAAAGATACTGTCTGCTGCGTTGTCTCTTATATGAATGATTTCAGTAGCTTTAAACACCACCTGGTCGTATTTATACTCTTTTACAAACTCTTTTTTGTCCGCGACGATTTCTACTGACTTCGATGGTAGGTGATATAGGTGAGCACCATCATAATATACGAAGATATTTCCATCGACTAAAAAATCTACGAAACACGCACGTTTAAACGTATCTGCGCTTTGGTA